ATGAAGTATTACGAAATGACAAAAAACTTTGTTTTTCGTGAATTTGAATGCGGCTTAACCGTGGAAGAGACAGCTCAACTTTGTTTTAAAAGTGTGAAGCAAGTCAAGGAATGGGATAAGGGGAAAATCATTCCTAATGAGTGCAAGAGGCTTATGAGAATGTCGAAAGGCCGAGAACTTTCACCATGTGATTCATGGGAAGCGTTCAAAATGCACTACGATAAGCTAGAGCTGCCAACTGGGCAATTAGTCACTGCACAGGAGGTTTTAGCAGGAGTAGCACTACTTGAGATTGCAGCGCCAGATGATGTAAGAACAAAATCTAAGCTACTGAAATATGTTAGGGCAATTGGTAGGATAAAGGGGCAGTAAGCCCCTTAATTTTTTACGCTAACGGAAATATTCCATTTCTTAGCATAATGTTCAGATAAGGCTCTAAATTTTTGGTGTAACTGTTTTTCAATCAAACCATCAGGGCCGAAATCAGATAAACAATATTTTTTTTGCGGGTCACTAAATTCTAATTTATGAACAGCTCTTCGTTGAGTTTCGGTAGCGTGTCTCTTTAGGTCTAACAGTATTTCAGCAACAAATTTACGATATGAAACGACCTCGGGCGGTAAGGGTGCATATAATAGAAATGGATGACTGAATTTACTCAAGGCATTGATTTGCAATGAGTTAATTGTGGTTGCGTGATAGTTTATTATATTCTGACATATAAACATTGACCTTTGTTCAATCTCATAACTAAGGTCTTTTCTCCCCTCTAATGGTAAGGAACCTCGGTATTTGATGTCTATTTCTTCAGACAACTGGATATTGAGAAAATCAATATCATTTGCCGTTGATTGTATAAAAAAGAGGAAATCATAAATCTGGGAGGAAATATTAGCCACACCGTCAATGTCAGATTGATAACGTGATGGTTCCGTGATTGGCTTGCTCCAAATCTGAAGTGCTTTATAAGCAACGTAGACACCTATTATCGTGGCTAATGAGGCTAAAAAAGCTGAAAAGTCTTTTATAAAATCAAACAATTTAGATTCTATAGGAGATATTGAGGCGCCAGCATAAAAAAATGTAATCAATAAGAAGAGTATTAAATAAATGACACGTCTTTCTAACATTCTAATTGCCATAATAAAAACATCATCATACTTACATTCATTGCTTAGGTAAAGTCGAGGTGTTGGCGTTGGTAATGGGCTTTAACGCTTTGGTAAACCTCCAAACCAATGAGTACTTTGATGGTATGCGTAACAATTCGACACTTGATTGCAAAGACTCGCTTCGCTCAAACACTGGCGCACTTCGTTTGCGGTTCGACTGGTTCGGTGATAGTGGATAGTACGGGGGAATTTACCCCCGTGATACAGGACGGGGGTTTGCTCACGCTCCGCGTCCTCAGTCTTCGTCCTTGTGCGCGTTCGCTTAACCCCAATGTGGATAGAGACACTGGAAAACGCTGAGCGTTATGCTGATGTGGCGGCTTCTTTCTAGGCTTAGCAGGGCGAGGGGTGGCAGCATGTCAAAGGAACGATGTGGAATACTAACCGCGCCATTTGGCTATGTTCGCTTACTTGAGTTTGGAGAGTGGCTTGGTGCTTCGCTTGCACTGCGTGCATCGCTTTTCCCTGTCGGGATGAAGGGGGGAAGATTAGGTGGTTTTCATCGACAGGCTAGGCCGCGCCTCTCCGCGTCCTAGTCCGTCCTTGTGCGAGGCTTGCCAGCCCGATATCAAATGGTTTGTGCTCGTAGCCCGTCAAGAGCATCAAGGTAATCTCTAACAGCCTCAGTGTTAGTATACAACTCATCTCTGAGCCTTTTGTTCTCTTTGCATTCAGCCAGATAGAGCTCTTTATACTTCAACGCGTCATAGCCGCCTGCGATGAGCGCTTTGCTCATTGTGGTAGTTCTAGTTTGCTCTTTGAGCTGCGAGAGCATTTTTTCGTGCTTGTCGGTATGTCTAATCGTAATTGCCATCATTTCACCACGCTGCAGTAAATTACCTGGGAAGATTCTGCTATCAAAAATTTCACTCGAGCGCGAAAGCCGGTGAAACATTTGATAGCAATTTATTGCTAAACCTTATCGATTTAGTTTGCTTCTCCGTCTGTACTTTACGAGCCAGAAACGCGTAATGCTTTTTAGCGTATCGTAGACGAACAGACCGCCCAAGACGGCCAGCAGGTTGTAAAAGTAGGCCGCTTCTAGCAGCGTGGCCAAGTCGTCAGCGCTGATAACGAGGGGTTCCAGTTCCATAGTGTTTCCTCAAAATAGTGGGCCAAGTTGTACGTTGGCCGTTTCGGGTTTTCTCTCCTGGACAACATCACGCGCCATCGGTTTGCAATACACGTTCAGGCTTACCGCTTCCTTCGTCAGCTTGAGCAAGCAATCATCGTAATGCACGTAAGCAATTTGATTAGCCTTTAAGAATCGGTCATTCAAGTAATAGGTGCCTTCCGGTGTTTTCGCCTCAAGCGTGACATAGAAGTAAAAGCCGTCTTTGTTTTGCTTGGTGGTGTGTCCCGTGTAATAGAGCGTTTGAATATCGTAAAGGCCAAGCATCTGCTTGATGTCGTCTATCCGAGTAGATGGACGATTGGAAGCAGAGCCAGTCGTATTCCCGTTCCGACTAGTATGTAAAATAGGAGCAACTTGAGCCCCTTGCGTAGATACCCCAGAGGCCGAGCCAGAAACGGAAACCTCAGCGTCTTGCGTGGTCGCGTTCGCCACCGTCTCAGAAGAACCAAAAACCAGATTGGATAGCGCATAGATGAAATACCCCATACAGAGCAAGCCCAAGACCAGTGCACCCATGATTTTAGGATTGCGAAATAACATGTTCATTGCACCAGAATCACGCGCAATACCCGTTGATGTGGATTTGTAGAGCAAGAACGCCTCAAGCGGAATTTTCTGCTTGGTCAGGTTTGGATCTTTCCCTTTGGGGATGGTCGGTGTTGAGACGTTCTTCTGATGTTTGTAGATATAAGGATTTCGTTTCGCCCAGAAATAGGCGTCGCGGCCTTTGTGAAAATAGCATTCTTCCGAAGGTGCGCGAATCTCACTTTGAATCTGTCCCCAGTCAGGTGAGAGCAAGTGAATATCCCAGTTATATTTACGGTGACGCTGAAAGCCTTCGTTAAAGGACAAGGGATAAATGATCCTTCCTTGATCATCATATTCAGCGCGACCTCTATCATCGACCTCGCCAGCATCAAGGTTGGACATATCCGCAGGGGTATAACGTGAGTAGAAGAAACTCTCATAGTCAGGCGGCAGCTTATCGAGGAACTCTTCTAAAGGTCGATACATCACCTTATCCATACGAAAGCCGACGTTCTTAGAGAAAATATCTTGGCACTCATCAATCACAATCAACGCCCCAAGCGGACACCAACAAAAGAAGTGTTGCCACAGCTCGATGCCGTCTTGGTCACGACTAAAGATTCGAATCAAGCGAGTAGTGGAGGGGAACTGGATGTTCAAGCGCTTTTCTATCACCTCAAGCGGCTGCATGCCTTCAATGTTGGTGACGACCACGCGACCCGCTTTCAGAGCTTCGTAAATCACAAAGTAGGCGGTGTAAGCCGATTTATAAGAGCCGTTCGCGCCTGTTCTAATGAAGATTGCCATGATTAAAACCTTGTCATTCTCAGCACAAAGGCCGTCGCTAAGCAGTTGAAGTAAATTGAAATCGCTTGCGGTATCTTGAAAAGAAACGCGTAGTAACGCAGCTCACTAGGCAGTGCGTTAAATGAAGTGGCGATCATTTGATTAAAACCAATGTCATTGAGCAGATACACCGCGGTGTCATAGGCCATTTGCAACGACATGATGAAGAAATAGAACTTAATCTTGACGTACCACGCGTTGAGGTAGACGAAAAACTGGTGAAAGTAGTCCGGAATCGACGTGATGAACTCTACGAACGTGTCGCCAATGCTGCTAAGAAACGCTAAGAAATCGAGGATAAGTTGCATTAGTCTTTGGCTCCCATAACAACGCGCAGGCCAGCAATGACCGCGATAAACAAAATCACCGCACTGATGGTGCCGGAGTTACGAACCAGCGCAGGAAAGACCGAAGAAGTAGCGCTTAGATTTCCCCCGTTAGCGAACGAGAAATTTAAGGTGTGCTCAACAAACTCGCCATTGGTGAGCGAGCTGGCGTTAAAAGAGAACAAGCTCTTAAAGTCTTGCACCTTTTGGTTGTACTGGCTTTTCAACTCTTCGACTTCGGTATTGAGCTTGGTAATGTCAGATTCTTGATAGAGGGGCAGCTCATTGAACTTCACCAGTGAATCGTGTTCGCCTTTGTACAAGCCCTTACCGCCGAGCAAATCAGACATTTCACCAAGTTGATCGCCAATATTGCCAAGGCTAGTTCCAAGGCCGTCTATCTTAGAGCCGACCGCGTTAACCGCACCGATAACCCCGTCTTGATTGCCGCCATTGCCCAAGTCCAATGCATCAATTTTGGCGTTCAAGTCTCCGAACTGTGAGTTCATAGAGGCTTCCATCCCATCGACATTTTTGTTGAGCGCGTTGAATTTGGTGTTTAGGTTGCGGTTTACGCTGCCCACTTGGGATTTGAGGTTGGATTGGTTCGCCTCAAGCGTGTTTTGGTTGGAATTCATCGCCCATAAAATCGGGTTTATTTTTTCCGTTACGGTTCGTTCAACACGCTCTGTGGTTTGGCTGCCTTCAGACATGATTTGACGGGATAAGAATTGCGATTGGTTAGAAATGTAATCGAGCAAGTCGTTATCAAGGTAAGGGTAGAGTTTATCGACTTCCGCTTTGATCTCTTCGAGCTGTTTTTGGGTTGCCTCATTACTCTCGTTCGCACTGGCGACAAGCGCTTTCACTTCCTTGTTGACTTCATCGTTAGAGGCTGCAATTTCGCCACCGACTTTTGAAAGGTTTTTGTTTAGGTTCTCATCGGATGCACTGACTTCGTTCATCATATTCAAGGTCAGAGAGTCGAGCTTAAGTAATAGGTCATAGGTTTGTCGGTCAATCTTGTCAGAGGTCGAGGTATCGAGCTTTGCAAACGCATGAGAAAGACCAGTGCAATCAAACTTACCATCATTGGCGGGAGAGCAAGAAAAGTTCTCTTTCGCCCATTTAGCTTGTGATGCGCTGTTAGGGTCGGAATCAGGATTCGTGGGCGGTTGTGGTTTCTCGTTGGGTTTCTCACCACCAAAATAAAGACCGTCTTTTGTACAAGCACCACCAGTGGAAATAAAGCGTCCCCCACAATCGCCACTACTCGCAAAGCATAAAGAAGAAACACCACTACTATAAATACGATACTCGCAACCGAGCAGACAAAGATTTGGCCTATTGCCATATTTTAGACCGCTCCAAATTTGCGTAGACGTGATGTTGCCCACCTCGCAAACTTGTTCAGCGTAAGAAGCAAAAGAGAAGAGAAATAGGATGAGGGTTGCCAGCAAGCAGCAAGAGAAGTTAATCGCAAATCTCATTGTTATCCCCTCAAGAAAAAACGCCCCAATTAAGAGGCGTTGATACCTGTATAGAAGCCATAAACAAAACATCCCGCCATGGACAGGCCAAAGAGAACAGACAGGACGTTTGTTACAAGCTCAGCCATGATTAGCGCATCGCACCAATAATCGCTCTCAGACCAAAGCCGATAGCAGCAAGGCCGATAAGACCAACAACTACAAGGCTGTAGTTTGATTGACCCGTTGTTACAGCAGTATTGATTGCACCCGTGATGGCAGGGGTTTCAGCAAACGCGCTAGAAGTGGCAAGAGTGGCCGCAACTGCGATACCGATTTTTTTTGCTAGGTTTTTCATAGGATATTCTCCAACTGAGTTAATAAAGGGCTAACCGCGCCCAAGGGTTTTTACAATGCGACCCAGAATGTGACCCGACAGCATCGACAACAACAAATAGCCGCTTACTGTGGTGTAGATTTCAGGGTCAATCGTTACCGAACCGAGAGATTGATTGCGTAGCGTCTCAAGTTCAGAAGGGGTGATGATTGTGTAAGTGCAGTCAAAACCTTGAGGCGCCAGCATCAAGTAACCGTTATAAGCAATCACACAATCACTCATGTTTACTTACTCACTTTGCTGTCGAGTTGCTGAGCCATGTATTTCTTTACATCCTCATCAACCGGCACAATTTGAGTGACCAACACTTCCAATGGATCATCGGGATTGCTGCCGAACTTGATTTCATAGTCACGGTTTGGAAGAAACGCGCGTGTTTCAATCAGTTGTTTTGCGTAGTCCAAAGAGACTTTAAGCGGCTGCTTGTTGTAGGGGATATCGGTATTAAAACCGATGCCGTGTTGGTTGAACTTCTCCGCGTTGACGTTTTCAACAGGACGTAAAACGCTCAGTTCTGCGATTTGAGTTCCCGACTTGGGGAAACCTTTAATAACGATTCCGGTGATAGTTGCCATGTTACCTTGACTCCAAAGTTTGATATTTCAGTGATGTATAAGCGTCCGGAACTCCGAGTTCGTCGAAGTGCGTACGTCTCCATTTAGGGGGAATGAGCATGCCGAATGCCTCGCCCAAATCACCCTCCGTCATTGCGACAATTTCCGCTAATGCCTTTCCGCATTGGCGACGAGTCCAAGCAATACGGCCAAAGAACTCAAGACCGACTGCTTTCTTATTCTTGGAAAACTTCACAGGCTCCGCAGGTTCGATACTGGCGGCAAAGTCGCACAGGCCAGAGAAGGCCGAAGCAGGCGCCGCGAGCATATCGATATCGCACTTTTTCAATTCCACTTCGTTGCGATACCAAACCACATCAGGGTCAGTGATTTTTTGCTCAAGCTTTTTGTTGTAGACACGCCAATAAACCAGCGAAGAACGTGAGCCCACGATGGTGGCTTCTTCGAGTAATTCACCGCTTTGCGTGATGCGTTTATGAGGAACCATTGAAGGGCCGCGACCCTTTGGAGCGGTGCGAAATGCCCCCTCATAAAAGCACATTTGCGCATACTTACAGTCGAAAATTCCGGTGTAATCGTCCACGGCCAAGTCCAAGCGAACTAAGCGCGTAATGCCAAGAATCGTTGATAACCACCAATGCAATTTGGTGTGCGTGATGTGGTCAAACAGCTTGGTGCAACCCGTGCCGTTAATCTGAATGAAAATGGTATTGTTATTGCCGCCAATCCCAATTAGGCCACACTCAACGGTGCGTGTTTTATCGAGGATTAACGCGGAATCTTCATAACCATGTAAGCCACGGCCACGCATCGGCGACATGATGAAACCGAATACCTTTTCCAAGAACTCTTCCAAACGATGGAACAGAATCTTAGATACTTTGGCTTTATGACGAGCCATTGCCGCTTCAATCGCTTCCGGTGAAAAGGCCAACGGTTCGCGATACTCAGGGAACTGCAAGTTGATAAAGTCTTGCACATTGGATTTGTCCAAATGGCGCAACGATGAGTACGGGAACGTAAACGCCAAGTGGTCAATTTTCACAGGGCGAATTTCGTCAGATAGCATGAAAGACCCCCTTTAAAAGTAGTGATTGATAGTTTTCATCGGTGATTTCGACGAGCTGGTAAGCGTCATCCGGATAGTGAGCCGCAAGAAATTGCTCAAACTCCGCTTGATGCTTGAAGTAGCGATGGCCCCAAGGGAAATAGGCATTAATCCCGTGTGCTGGCTCATTGTCGAAATACACGCTGTCCATGATTACGCGCCCAAAGAGTAGGAGAGTTGAGCCACAGGCCAACGACGCTTCACCATTGGAAGCAGCTTTTTAGCGGTCGAGTCGGGCAGTGTCAGGGCGTGTTTCTGGTCAAATGTGGTGACAATGTCACCTTTTAAAACTGACTTTAAAAACACAGGATAAGCGCCAGATGAGAGAACGATTTGAGCTTTCATGATCAATCCTCCATGACTGGCATTTGGTTCATAAAGACATGGTGAAGCTTGAACTTTTTGTTCTTGCTTTCGAGGCGTTGTTTTGTTTTCTCAATACGTTCGTCGTCCTTCAAAAACAACTCCGCACCAGCGAGAGACCAAGCTGTTTGAACGCAACCAGACTTACCAAATCTGCAAAAGAAGCGTTGACCGTGTTTTGTGTCGATGAGAATAACGACTGCCGATATTGCTAAATCCATATTAACCACCTTGACCAGTTAACTTGAGAGAGCGACCGCCAAGGCCAAGCGCGAAAGCGTCAAGGGCAAACGCCCAGAGCCGAGGCGGTCAAGTCAGTATCCAAATTTGCATACAGTTAAAACCCATTTTTGCATACTGTAAATACCCAAAAATGCATGCTGATGGACTAGAATGAAGATTAAAGATAAATGTGGGGATTCAAAAAAATGTATATAAACCAACTGTTAGACGCCTATAAAGACGCTAAGAGATATGTACAAGATAAGCAAATTGCTCACGACCTTGGCATAAGCACACAAAAGCTATCTAACATTAGAAATGGCTCTCGCTATCTAACTGAAACAGAAGCGCTTTTCATTGCTGATGAAATTGGAGCAGATAAAGAAACTGTTCTAGTGTATTTGGCAGCAGATAAAGCTAAGAGTTACGAAGCGCAACAGGCTTGGGCGAACATTGCAAAAAAGTATAACGGGCTCAGTTTACGTGGAATTTCAATAGCTTGCGGTGGCTTGGCTATGTGGATTGGTAGCCCTACGGAAGCTCTAGCTAAGTGCGCATTATGTATA